ATACAAAAACAGAAGGTGGTCTGCTTTTTCATAAGGATTTTATTCGAAGAGATACGACATGCGTCAGCAGTGTTAATCTCAATGAATGTCCTTCTGTGAGTAATCTCTTCAGTAGGAGTAGTACTACCCATCCTATAGATGGTCTTTACTGGGCAGATTATATCTCTGAGTGAGCGGTTCGAAACATTGCGCGTCCTCAGAGACAGGTGGAAAGATACTCGCTTTTTCATCATCCGACGAGTTTAGTCATTTCATTATAGATGACACGACGTATCTCGTCTGATGGTGTGCGAGTCGGTTGAGCCGGTGTTTCAATACCGTTTCTCTTCAACACCTTCAGTATCTCATATAACTCGGTACGACTCAGCTGACTAACCCTATTATGGGTAATTTTTGCCTTATCGATATCGGGATAAGCGAGAAACAGTTTGTTGAACTTAGGTCCAAACTTCATAGTAACGACTTTATTACTTCGTTAAATTTATCTCTGTCGTGTAAGTATTTATACAAGTCAGAGATATCTTTACCACCATCAAACGGCGGTAATACGACATTACGGAAACCAGTCTCGCTTGCCAATCTTTCAGCATAAGCAAGGCCAGGGGCGTCATTGTCAAGGATGATTATAACGTCTTTAAATCTAGTTCTTAAATCATTCTGGGCGTGTTCACTCATGTCGAATCCTTCTGCTTGTATTGCTACAGCAGGAATGCCGGTATTACGCCATAAGCTCATAGCGTCCTTATAAGAAGAGCAAATACACACGGTATCACCAGACTCCGGGAGTTTAGTCCATAAGCCAATAGTGGATTTATCCATGTTGGTTTGCCATTTGTACCCACATTTATTGTAAGGCTGGTATATCTTATAAGAGACAAATCCTTCCTTTCGTTCGACATAAGCATATGCCAGACGATCGCAAGGATAAGGCCATAAGACGCCATTCCTTTCAATAAACATATGAGATATTGGATACACTTCCATTTGATTCAAGAAGTCTAAATCTATACCATAAGAAGACCAATAATCGATGTCGTAGGACTCCCATTGTCGTACCTTTATGCGGAATTCTTTCCTTGTGGTACGAACAACGGTTGTCCTACATTCATCGGCTATCCATTCTGTGCCTGATTTCGAGGAAAAATCATCATGTATGACGTCCCAGACATCATCTATATTGACATCTTTCAATTTGGCTATTGCTTCCAATAGCGTACCTTTCTCGCCAGAAGCGAAGTCATTAAACCGTATATGTCCAGCTTCTGATTTATAGAAACTGAACGACGGATTCCTGTCTTCTCTAAATGGTGATTTCATTACGCATGGAAGGCGATAAACCTTGAAATAATATGCCAATAATGTTGTGTCGGTTATTGTCGCATTATACTTTCTTTTCTTCCCTCGACCAAACATTTTAGAACGGTAAATCTCCTAATGGATCGAAACTTGGTTTCGTTGTTGTCGTTGGTGCAGTCTTCACTTCGATTTTAGTCGTCAAATCATCTGGTTTGACGCTGTCGACTTCGACGAGCGGTCCAATCTTGAATACTGTGTCGGCGAATCGCCCACGCGAAAGATCCTCAGCAAGAGTTCTCTCAAGCATAGTTGTCTTCGTTTGATACTGATTGAGGAAACAACCATCATAGATAGTTGTATACTTCCTACCATCGTGTGAATCTGTCCGGACACCTAACAGTACCTTGATTTTGTTATCCTTATCGTTTTCTATGTAGCCACGAATAGGAGTGACATCGCCGGAGAGGATTTTCTTCATATCCTCAGTTGGTATTTCCTTCTTGCAGTCATCAACGCTGTCTCTTGTGTTTGCCTGCCAAGTCCCTGTTGTCCTATTATACACGTCAATACTTGGCGTTACTAAGAACGTAGAGATAAAGTTGACAAGCGTTTCTTCACCACGAAGACAAGCATGATAATTATTCGACAGTCTAGCAGGACCGTTTGAATATATAGGGATTGCCTTCTTTGCGAATTCATCCTGTGTGACCCATGCCGTTCGGCCAAACTCATCAATGACTTGCACCTTCGAGTTGTCAGAATTAGCGACAACGCGATTCGTTACAGGTAATGTCAGGAAGTGATAGTCATCATATCCATCGTTATCTGCAGCGTCAAACTTAAGAAGGAATGTGACGCGACTCATCTTATAACTCTTGCCATCATACTCTACATCACGCATATAATCAGGCTCTGAAGTATAGACTTCGCGTCCAAAAGCATCGTTGATTTCCTTCATCGTTGGGTTGATAGCGATGATTTTAGCAACACCGATGCCCGTTCGTCTTGTAAAGACTGGTTTTGCTGAACTAGTACCAAATGCCATAGTTATTCCGCATTATGATAGTCATCAATTGTCTTGATGACCATTGCCAAGTCATTCGGGATGAACGACTCAGTGAACATGCCATCCGGTGATTTGGCTGGCACGATAACGCCTCCTACTTTCTGGCGTTTCGTATAGAAGCCGTAAGTGATATTACCATCAGCGTCAAATTCGCTTCCAGTAAACAGTGCGACTTCAACAATCTCTAAGGGATTATAAGTCTGGTCAACCATCTTACCGACAGTTGATATCTTATACTCGACTATATTAGTGCCGTCAGTAACGTCTTCTGCGTGGAACATAAGGAAGATATTAAGATCCGACCTCGTATGCTCACAAGCAGAGATTACTTGTTGCATATGAGTGCCGATATCATTAAACTTCTCATATCCACGTTCTTTGGACCTAGCGAAGAACTCTTTCCGCATTATATAAGAAACATCATCTACGACGATATTCTTTACATGCGTAGCTTTCTCGCTTATGTTGTTAATGACAGCAATAATACGGTCATATGTATCTACGGGGAACAAATTCTTATTCTCCAAAGAATACATATTTTCACTTCCCTTAAAGGGCAGGCGCTTATTCAGCAGGTTGAGGATAACCGTCTCCTTCGGGTCCAATGTCTTTATACTGGTGGACTTACCAGTACCGGTTTTACCGATAATAGCTACTACATTTCCCACGTTCTGTTGCGTATAAGGGAGGCGTATAGCCGTAAGCCTACAACTTGCGAATCGCTCTGTCGCGAATCATATTGTAGACTTTTTCCATTCCACCGACATCATCGGGGAGTGGCATTTCAGTGAAGAAATTCACTGCTCCGTCGAAATAAAGAGCAACTATCCCATTACTCTCTCCGTCTCGATTGATAACGCATTCGAGGAATCTGATACTGCTTCTAAGCTTTGTGATGTCATAGCCAAAATACTCCTTTAGCTCATGAGCATAAGGATTAGTTACACCCAGCATGACATTACAGTCCTTTGCGAGATATTTGCTATCTGCAAGACCAGCAACAGAAGGCCGTATCTTATTCATCTTAAACGCTTCGAGACTTTGAGTCTCTTGAGATTGCTGTTGAATAATAACTGGGATATAATTATAACGATTCCTCATTCTAATCATATACTCCGATAGCATATTCATACATTCCCGAAGAGTCTTATTCTGCTCACAGTCAATCAAACTGATATGATCGACTATAATCATCACATACTCATTCGGGTCTGCAGGTTCATAGTAATCGAATACTTCGCGCTCATCAACAACAGCACCATGTCTGTCAGTGATAGTGACTGTCTTCTTATATTCAGTTCCATTGTTTTCTGCATATTTCTTAGCAGAATACAAAATACCAGTAGGGTTTCTATCTGGCAGGAACGTAACGTGCTCTTCATAGAAGTTAAGAATAGACTG